TAGACGATGGTGCGTTCCACCCTCGCACTCTTTTGCTCTATCTATCGCGTTTTCCACACACCATCGGGGAGGGGTCATGGCTGCTCGCAAGCCGGCGCTCCGCTCGGTGAAGTCCGACGAGGCGGCACCCGCGAAGAAGCTGACCGTGGCGCAGGCTGCGGCGACCGGCGATCACCGCGAGCTGCTCGTGGCGATGCGTGAGCGGATCGCGCAGACGGTCTCCAACCCGGAGTGCCCGCCGCGGGATCTCGCCGCGCTGACCCGTCGTCTCCAGGACATCGCGAAGGAGATCGAGCAGATCGACCTGCGCGCGAAGGAGGAGGGCGCAGATGCCCACGACGTCGCGGGTGACGAAGACTGGGACTCGCAAGCTCTCTGAGGTCGCCAAGCATCTGGCCGTTCCCACGGGGATCACATCCACGGCATGGCCGGCGGTGCGGAAGACCTGTAACGAGAAGCTCGGCATCGCGTTCGACGACTGGCAGGAGCAGGCCGGCCGCGTGATGCTCGCCAAGCGAGACGACGGCAACCTCGCGGCGATGATCGATGGGGTCGGCCTGTCACTTCCCCGACAGGTGGGCAAGACCTACCTGGTCGGCGCGATGGTGTTCGCGCTGAGTGTGAACATGCCGGGCCTGCTGGTGATTTGGTCGGCGCATCACGCCCGTACTCACGGCGAGACGTTCCTGGCCATGCAGGGGTTCGCGGACCGGTCCAAGGTCAAGCCCTACGTCCGGCAGGTGTTCACCGGATCGGGTGACGAGGAGATCCGGTTCCACAACGGCTCCCGCATCCTGTTCGGCGCTCGTGAGCGCGGCTTCGGTCGTGGCATCCCGGGTGTCGACATCCTGATATTCGACGAGGCGCAGATCCTCTCGGATCGCGCGCTCTCGAACATGCTCGCGACGATGAACACATCGCGGTTCGGGCTCCAGCTCTATATCGGGACGCCGCCGAAGCCTGAGGACATGTCCGAGTCGTTCACGCGGATGCGGAAAGAGGCGCTCGAGGGCACGCTCCACGACGGCGCATGGATCGAGCTCGGCGCCGACAAGGGCGCTAGCCCGGATGACCGGAAGCAGTGGGCGAAGGCGAACCCGTCATATCCGACGCGGACCCCGGTCCAGTCGATCATGCGCCTGAAGCGGAAGCTGACGCCGGCCGACTTCCTCCGCGAGGGCATGGGCGTCTGGGATGACGGTGTCGGCACAAGGCCGCTCGTCATGCCAAACTGGCCTCTCTGCTCGACCACTGCCGAACCAGCGGAGCCGGCGGCGCTCGGGATCGCTCTCGACGAGGACCGGGTCTGGCTGTCGTGTGGGCTCGCTACCAAGGGGCTGGTCCCGCATATCGCGCCGGTGGTCTCGGGGAGGACCGAGCGCATCCTGCATGTGCGGATGACGGACCCGACGTTCGGACGAGCTGAGTTCGTCGCCGAGGTCGCGCGGATCCAGCGCGAGATCAACGTCCCGGTCGTGATGGACAGCAAAGACCCGAGCGAGACGCTCGAGGCCGAGCTGAAGGCGGCCGGTGTGAACGTGGAGTGGGTCGGTCTCGACGATGTGATCGGCGCCTCGGCTGACCTGTATGACGCGGTGGAGGCCAAGCAGGTCACCCACGGCGACTACGAGGACCTGAACACGGCGGTCCGCAACGCCGGCAAGCGGAAGGTCGGCCAGCGCTGGCTGTTCGCCCGCGAGTCGGGCGAGATCTCGATGTTGAAGGCGGTCTCGCTCGCGTCGTGGGGCGCCTCCCAGAACCTGACTACCGCCTTCTTCGGGGGGTGGCGCTGACCACCAGAGGAGCCGGGATGTTGTCAATCGTTGCTCGCCGAGCCGGGCGCATCGCGGTGGGCATTCCCCTGGCAACCCTGTACACGATCGGCATCATGGCCGCGGCCGTGGCCATCGCCTGTGTGACCTGTGTCGCGGCGGTACGGCTCGGCTGGTCGGATATGAGGAAGCGGGCCGAGCATGGGGCTGCTTGATCGCATCCGCGACCAGCGTCAGCCGGCCGCGGAGCGGTTCTCGGTCGACACGTGGCTGACCGACTACCTGTTCCCGAACGCCTTCCAGTACGGGAACACCACCTACACGTTCGGGATGCCTGCGGGCATGTCTCAGACGATGGCGCAGACCCGTCTGAAGACGATTACGAACTCGCTGCCGGGGTACATGGGTGCGCTCAAGTCGTGCCCGCCGGCGTTCGCCGCGCAGATGGTCCGCGCGCTAGTCCTCTCCCAGGTGCGGTTCACGTTCCGCAACCCGCCGTGGGATCCGACGAACCCGCGCAAGACGTTCGGGACCGGGGCTCTGTCGCTGCTGGAGCGGCCGTGGCCGAACGGCACCACGGGCGACCTGGTCGGGCTGATGGAGTGGCATGCAGGTCTGGCTGGGAACTCGTTCGTGCTGCGCAGGCCGGACCGGCTGAAGTTGCTGCGGCCGGACTTCGTCGGCGCCGTCTACGGCTCCGACCTCGAGCCCGACCACCCCGACCACGCTCTCGATGGCGAACTGATCGGGTATATCTACCAGAACGGCGGCATCGGCAACTCGCAGACCAAGCCGACGGTGTTGGACCCGAAGGACGTGGCGCACTGGTCCCCGATCCCTGACCCGGAGAACCCGGGCATGGGGATGTCGTGGATCACCGCGGGCCTGCGGGACATCCAGTCCGATCAGGCGGCCTCGGAGTTCAAGACCAGGTACTTGACGAATGGCGCGACCCCGAACCTGGTCGTCAGCGGACTCCCAGCTGTGAACCGGGACCAGTTCATCGAGATGGTCGAGATGCTGGAGGAGCGGCACTCGGGACTGGCGAACGCCTACCGGACCCTGTACCTGACGACCGGCGCGGACGCGAAAGTGATCGGGTCGAACCTCGCCGAGCTCGACATGCGCAACACCCAGGGTGGCGGCGAGACCCGGATCTCGATGCTGTCGAGAGTGCCCGCGCCGGTGCTGGGGATCGCGGCCGGACTCGAGGGTTCCTCGCTGAATTCCGGGAACTTCGGGCAGGCCCGGCGGCTATTCGCGGACACGTGGGTGTTCCCGACCATGCAGGACCTGGCGGCCGCGCTCTCCCCGGTGATCGACGTCCCGTCACGGGCCGAACTGTGGTTCGACACCATCGACATGCCGCTGCTCCGCGAGGACGCCAAGGACGCCGCCGAGATCAACTCCTGGAAGGCCACCACCATCTCGACGCTCGTCGCGGCCGGCTACACACCTGAATCCGTCATCGCCGCGGTCGAGTCCGGTGACTTCCGGATCCTCAAGCACACCGGCCTGTACTCCGTGCAGCTCCAAGCCCCCGGCACCGGTGACCCGAAGGCACTACCTGCACCCAAGGAGGGCGCTGATGTCTGAGTCCACACTGGCGATGCACGCCGTGCGCAGCCGTGAGACCGCGCTCCGCTTGGCCGAGGTGCCCCGGGTGGCGCCGTTCCGCTTCCGTTCGGTCGAGGAGACCGGCGACGGCCGCACCCTCGACGGGTACGCAACGGTGTTCAACTCCGAGACGATCATCGACTCGTGGGAGGGCCGGTTCAAGGAGCAGTTCCTGTCTGGCTCGATGAAGCGTTCGTTCCGTGAGCAGACCCCATTGATCCAGTTCGACCATGGCCGGCACCCGCTGATCGGGTCGCTCCCGGTGGCGGCGTTCCAGGCCGGGTACCCGCGTGAGGAGATCGACCCGGAGCGTGCCCCGGACGGCGGTGCTCATGTGGTCGCCGACCTGCACCAGTCGCCGATCTTCGAACCGGTCCGCGAGGTCATCTCCACCGGCACCGTCAACGGCATGTCCATCCGGTTCGCGCCGGTCAAGGAACGCTGGTTCTGGCCCGATGGCCGACAGGTGCGCAATGAGGCCGAGATCGAGGCCGAACTGTACCGGACCTGGCGCGAGGACGTGCCCGACGAGGAACTGCTGCGCCGCGACATCGTTGAGGCAAGTGTCGCCGAGATGGGCCCCGTCGTGTGGCCCGCCTACATCGCGACGAGCGTAGGGGTCCGCTCGCTGCTGATCACAGACCCCACCACAGACCACGCTGCACCGGACGCCGAGGGCGCCGGTGGCGAGGAGAACGACGCGGAGCGGCAGGCCGACGAAGCGTCACGCACCACCAACCCCCCCGCGCTCGCACGAGCGCGCTCCCTGTCACTCCGACGACTCTGAGAGGAGTCACCATGTACACCACCAACGCCCAGATCCGGTCCCAGGTGGCCCGGATCATGGCGGACGCCCAGGCCCGCTTCGGTCACGGCGCCTACTTCATGAAGGCCGACGACGACGACACCGCCGACCTCATGCCCGGGAGTCTCGACGACATCCGCGGCAAGACCCCCGAGGAGCTCGACAAGCTCCTGAAGGTCATGGATGCGCACCTGCGTTCCATGCACCAGACCGACGAAGGCGAGCTCCGCGACCTCGACGACGACGAGCAGGCCGCCTTCGACATGGGCATCGAGATCCGCGACGCGATCGTGGAGAAGCTCAACAAGCACGCCAAGATCTCCGAGATCTTCCGCAAGCGCCCCGAGTCGGTCAAGAAGGTCTACGACAACATCCGCCACGGCCTCGACGACAACTCGGGTGTCCTGCGGATGACGAACCCCGAGGCGCGCGACCGTGCGCTTCGTGTGCTCGGCGACGGCAAGGGCCTGCGTGACGACGAGGCAGCCCAGGTCGAGCGCATGGTGCGCAGGTCGACTGACATCGCCCGCCGGGTGATCGTCACCGAGAACGACGCCTACCGCGAGGCTTTCGTCAAGCTCGTCACCAACCCGAACGCGAATCTCGTCCTCAGCGAGGAGGAGCGGGACGCGGTCCGGGCTTGGGAGGAGTACCGGGCCATGTCCGAGGGCACGACCACGGCGGGCGGCTTCGGCATCCCCGTGTTCATCGACCCCTCGATCATCCTGACGGCGCAGGGCTCTGGGAACCCGTTCCTGTCCATCGCCCGCCAGGTCGACGTCAACACCAACAAGTGGAAGGGCGTCTCCTCGGCCGGTGTCTCCTGGTCGTTCGACGCCGAGGCCTCGGCGGTCTCCGACGACTCGCCGACCCTGGCGCAGCCGTCGGTGGACGTGTTCATGGCCCGCGGGTTCATCCCCTACTCGATCGAGGTCGGGGAGGATTACCCGGGCTTCGCGTCGGAGATGTCGACCCTGCTGTCCAGCGGCTACAACGAACTGCTGGTGGACAAGTTCACCCGCGGCTCCGGCTCGGGTGAGCCCCAGGGCATCGTCACCGCCCTGGACGCCGACACCACCGTCGAGGTTCTGCTCGGCACGGCTGGCACGCTGGCCGCGGCGGACATCTACAAGGTGTACGAGGCCCTGCCGCAGCGCTTCCGGCTCGGCAATCAGAACTGGCTCGGCGCTGTCCAGATCAACGACAAGATCCGGCAGCTCGGTACGGCCAACAACTTCCACGCGACCACGGTGCAGCTCGCCGCGCAGAGCGCGGAGGTGCTGCTCGGTGGGCAGTGGTACGAGACCCCGTACATGACGGACCTCACCTCGACCGTGCACACCAACGTCGCGGTCGTCGGTGACTTCTCGAACTACGTGGTGGCCCGGCGCGGCGGCATGTCCGTCGAGCTGGTCCCGACCCTGTTCGACGTCACCAACAACCGTCCGACCGGCCAGCGCGGGTGGTTCGCCTACGCCCGCATTGGCGGCGGCTCGGCCAACAACCAGGGCTTCCGTCTGCTCAACCAGACCTGAGTCCCGCTCGACTTCACGAGGCCCCTCGCTCCCAGCGGTCGGGGGGCCTCGTGAACCGGACGAGAGTCCGTACCGCTGGCACCGCTGGAACCTAGGAGGCACTTCCATGAATCACGTCTTCGCAATCGAGACGAGGCTCGTGTCCAACCCCAAGACTGGTGGGACCGAGTCGATCAACATCGGGGAGCACTGGCTCGCCGACGACCCGGTGGTCAAGGCATACCCCCACCTGTTCACCAACGACCCGCGGTACGGTCTGCGGTCCAGTCTCCCGTTCGATGGTGACGGCTACCCGGCCGGTCACGCCCCGGCCAAGCGGTCGGCTGACGCCACCGAGACCGCCACCGCTGCGCCGGGCGAGAAGCGCTCCCGCAAGTGACCCGCGACGCCGCCACGCTGGAGGCAGCGTCCGACTCGGTCACCGTCGTCTACATCCACCCCAACGAGGTCACCACCTCTTGGCACCAGTCGCTCCTGGCTCTCATCGGTCACGACCTCGGCAACCACTGCCGGGTCGCGCGCGGCGGGTGGCTGGCGATGCGCTGCTACGGCGCCGACGGCATCCCCGAGGCCCGCAACAAGGCTGTTCGGCAGTTCCTCACTGAGAAGGACGCCGAGTGGCTGTTCTGGATCGACACCGACATGGGGTTCGAGCCGGACGTCGTGGACCGGCTCATGGAGGTCGCCGACCCGATCCACCGGCCCATCGTCGGCGGCCTGTGCTTCGCTCAGAAGCAGACGGTCCCAGACGGCATGGGCGGGTGGGAGACGCTGCTGGCACCGACCGTCTACGACTGGACGACCATCGAGGCGACTGGCGAGACGGGGTTCCTCTCCCGCCGCGAGTACCCGGTGAACACGCTGATCCAGTGCGCAGGCACCGGCAGCGCGTGCGTCCTCATCCACCGCTCGGTGTTCGAGAAGCTGGGCGAGATCGGCTGGTATGACCGGGTCCCGAACCCGACCGCCAACGGGCGTCTGATGGGCGAGGACCTGTCGTTCTGCCTGCGTGCGGGCGCTGCCGGCATCCCCATTCACGTCCATTCCGGCGTCCGGACCACCCACTTCAAGCCAGCCTGGCTCGGCGAGAGCGACTACTGGCGGCAGGTGGTACCACCGCCCGCGACGGAGCAGACCGCGGTGATCGTGCCCGTACTCAGGCGCCCACAGAACGCAGCGCCATTCATGGCCACCCTGCGCGCAACAACCGGGATCGCCACCGTGTACGCGGTCGCCAACCCTGATGACGCCGAGACGATCAAGGCGTGGGACGAAGCTGGCGCGACAGTGCTCTACGCCGACGGCGTCTCGTTCGCAGCCAAGGTGAACGCCGGCTACCAGCAGACCACTGAGCCGTGGCTGTTCATCACCGGCGACGACGTCCGGTTCCACCCCGGATGGCTCGACCACGCGCAGGCTGCGGCGGGTGACCATGACGTGGTCGGCACCAACGACCTCGGCAACCCCCGCGTGATCCGCGGCGAGCACGCCACCCACATGTTGGTCCGCCGCCGCTACGCCGACGAGACTGGCGCATCGTGGGATGGTCCCGGGTCGGTGTGCCATGAGGGGTACCGGCACTGGTTCGTTGATGACGAGCTCGTGACCGCTGCCCGGCTCCGCGGGACGTTCGCGTTCGCACCCGGCTCGATCGTCGAGCACCTGCACCCACTGTGGGGCAAGGCCGAGTCGGATGAGGTCTACGACCTGGGGCAGGAGTCCCAGAAGACCGACCGCGACCTGTTCCAGAAGAGGCTGACCGCTCATGCCGGCTGACGGGGTCGAGGGTGCGCCCTTCCCGCACGTGGTCCTCGACGGGTGGTGGCACGAGGACCTGCTGTTGCGAGTGAAGGCTGAGTTCCCCTCTCCGGACGACCTGGGATGGTTGCGCTACTCCAATGGCCAGGAGCGGAAGCTCGAGGGCCCGCCGCACCTGTGGGGGCCGTCCACGCTCGAGGCGTTCAAGGTCGTCGAGCAGGCCGCGTCATCGATAGGGACCATGTTCGGCATCGACGGGTTGACGATGGAGACCGTCGGTGGCGGCTACCACTGCATCGAGCCGGGCGGGTACCTGGCGGTGCACACAGACTTCAACCGCTCACCGACGACGAACCGGTACCGGCGTCTCAACTTCATCACCTACCTGAACCACGACTGGGACGACGAGGGCGGACACCTCGAGCTCTGGGGCGCGACCGAACGTGTCGCGGACATCTCACCCGAGTTCAACCGGACGGTGATCTTCGAGACCTCCGACCACTCATGGCACGGCCACCCGATCGCGGCCAGTCGCTGGCGCAGGAGCATCGCGGCGTACTTCTTCACCGAGGAGCCACCGCCCGGCTACGTAGCTGACCAGGGCACGGTCTGGCATCCAGGTGCATGAGGAGGCCCGCGCCTATGTCGAGGCGCACCGCACCGACGAGGCGCTAGCGGTACTCGAGGTCGGTGGCCGTCAGATCAACGGCGGTGTCCGGGACCTGTTCCCCAATGCGACCCCCTACGTCTCGCTGGACATCGCAGAGGGCGACGCGGTCGACATCGTGGCGAACGCCGCCACATGGACCCCGGACAGGCTCTACGACCTGGTCGTGTGCACGGAGGTGTTCGAGCACACCCCGGAGTGGCCGGAGATCCTGGCGACGATGGCGAAGGCATGTCGCCCCGGCGGGCGACTGGTCCTGACGATGGCCGGCCCCGGCAGGTCGCCCCACGGCGCGAGCGGTGGCCCGCACGAACCGAACGAGCACTACGCGAACGTCGAGCCGGACCACCTCCGCGCGCAGCTCGCCACCACAGGGTGGACCAACGTCCAGGTCGACTACCTGCACCCACCTGGCGACACGCGCGCGACAGCGACGAGGGAGGCGTGACCCGTGGCCAACCCGGACTACTTCACCGTCGCGGAACTCCAGGCGCTGCCGGACTGTGCTGCGTTCATCGAGGCGCAGATCCTGCCGGCCGCGGCCTACTTCACCACCATCGTCGAGCGCGAGATCGGGCGCGCGTTCATCCCGCGCACGATCACCGACGAGCTCGACGGCGACAACACCAGCAGTCTGCTCCTCTCCCGGGTCAACGGAACCAGTGTCACCTCCGCAACTGTCGACGGCGCCACGGTAGATCCGACGCTGCTGACCTGCCGGGGCGGCCGGCTCCGGTACAAGGCGGTCGGCAGCACCTACCGCAAGCCGTTCCTACGGGGTGTCGCGAACGTGACCGTCACCTATACCGCTGGTGAGGCCACCTGCCCCGCCGACATCAAGAACGGCGTCATGTGGGCGACCCGCGACCGGCTGCTGGGCCAGTCCGACTCCGCGGGGATCGACATCCGCAAGACGTCGATGACCAACGAGCTCGGCGGCACCACCACCTATCTGCTGCCGGGTGAGAAGCGGCCGACGGGTTACCCGGATCTGGACGCGCTGATCGCCTCCTACGTGCGGAACACGGCAACGTTCGGGTTCGCCTGAGATGGGCACGCAACTCGTGGCGGTCCGCGCGGGCCTGGTCGCCGCCCTGTCGGCACTCCCGGAGTTCTCCGACTTCGAGACCACCTACATCCCGGTCAAGGGCTCGAAGGCCCGGAAGCGGTGCTTCACCGACAATGGACGATTCAGCCACTCCCCGGCAGGCATGCGGGCCAACAAGATCCACCGGAACGAAGAGGGCGCCTTCGACCTGGTCCTCTATGTCGAGGGCTACGGCGAGCAGGCCGACCCGGTGACGCTGTCGAACTTCCTCTACGACGGTGCTGGAACCGCGGCCGAGGACTTCATCGCCACTCAAGCCAACTGGAACAGCGACGCTCTCGGCACGACTGGCCTCAACTGGCTGAAGGTTGGCGATGCCGAGCGCGGATTCGCTGAGGGGCCGATCGACAACGGCCTCGCCGTCTCGCTGACGTACCCGATCGCCTACCGAGCCCGACTCACCTAGGAGCGACATGTGCAAGTTCAAGTACGTCGGCGAGGAGCCGGTCGACGTTCCCGCCCTCGGACTGCTCGGCGTCGAGTCGGGACAGGTGGTCGAGGTGGACAACAAGGACATCGCCGCAGGGCTGGACGGCCAGGCGCAGTGGGAGCCCGTTCGGGCCACCAAGAAGGAGAGCTGACCCGTGGGTGCATTCGACTTCCAGTTCGGCGCGATCGACGAGGTCACGTTCGGGACCCCGCTGACCGTCACGAGGTTTTTCGAGTACAACGGCGACGCTGTCCCGTTCGCGCCGGTCGCCGGCCGCACCGAGGGCAACCCGCTGCGGGTGGGCTCGCGTGCGCGTCGTCAGGCGCGTGTGGTGCCGTACATGAAGAACGTCGAGGGCACTGTGCCGCTCGACATCATGAGCAAGGACTTCGGGTTCTGGCTCAAGCATCTACTGCCGCACGTGGCAACGACGGGCGCTGGCCCGTACACGCACACCGCGACGGAGGGCACGTCGTCGGAGTCTGTCGGCAAGTCGTTCACCGCACAGGTGAACATGCCGTTCCACCCGGCGGGTACGAACCAGTCGCTGACGATCAGCGGCGGCAAGGTCCCGAAGTGGAAGCTGTCGTCCGCGGTCGACGAGATGGTGACCTGCGAGCTCGACATCTGGGCCGCGTCGATGACCACCGCGACCGCGCTCGCCACCGCCTCGTACACGGCGTCCCCCGCGAACTTCGCGTGGGTACATGGTGTGGTCACGATCGGTGGCTCGTCGGTGGACCTGATCTCCTTCGACGTGGAGGTCGACCAGGGCTACAACCTGGACCGCCGCCAGATCCGCGGGAACGCGGCGGCGAAGGAGCCGACGCCGGGGCCGCTCGAGGTGACGTGGTCGGCCGAGGCTGACTTCGACGCGCTGACCCAGTGGAACCGGGTGCACTCGACCACGGTGTCCCCACTGTCGGCGCAGATCGTGGCGACATTCACCAACGGCGCCGACGTGCTGACGGTGACCATCCCGGGCGCCCGGTTCGACGAGTTGTCCTTCGGCGGCGACCTCGGTGGGCTGACCCAGTCGCTGGGCGGTGTCGCGGAGTACGACGGCACCAACTCGCCGATCACCCTCGCCTACACCTGCTCGCAGGCCACCCCGTGATGCGTTGGCTTCGGCGTCGCAAGGAACGTGACAGCCGCTACGACTGCCCGCACTGCGGCGGCTTCCTCGAAACCGGAATGCCGAATCCCCATGCGGCCCGAGTGCACCTTCGCGAGTTCTGCGATGCACTCGACCCAATCGAGGCGGGTCGGCAGATCAGGGAGATCCTCCGCAAGTACGATCGCGCACAGGGTCGCTGATGCCGCGCATCAAGGCCAGCGCCGAGCAGGGCGCGGTTCGGGTCGAGGGCCTCAACGAGCTCATCGCTCGACTCAAGGCGCTGGAGAACGGTTCCGAGGTCGCCGTGCGGTTGGCGAACAAGGAGGCGGCCACGTCGGTCGCCTCGCACGCTCAGGGTGCCGCGTCGGGGCTCGGTGGTGTCGCGGCCCATTCGGCACCGTCGGTGAAGGCCAGTGCGGGTGTGAAGTCCGCCGGCGTGGCTCTGGGCAGCGATGCGTACCCGATGGCGCTCGGCGCGGAGTTCGGCGGTGGTCGCCGTCCGACAACCCAGCAGTTCGCGCCATGGAAGGGCCACACCGGCTACTTCCTGTGGCCGACCATCCGGCGTGACTCGGACGCCATTGACGCGACCTACCGGGACGCGTTGGACAAGATCATCAAGGGAGTGGGGCTCGAGTGACCGTTCAGCCGATTCGGGAGCCGCAGGACCATCGGCGGCCCGCCAAGCAGGCCCAGCGAGTGAGCGCACGCAAGCAGAAGGCGATGGACGCCGAGGCGGTCGGCATCCGCATTGACGGTGTCGACTACGTCATCAACCCCAACGACATCACCGGCTCGGTGGAGCGGCGCATCCGGCAGACCATCGGCAAGGGGTTCGTCGAGCTTCAGATGCTCCTTCAGGAGCACCCGGGGATCGATCTGCTCGGCGAGTTCATGTGGGCAGTCCGCTACGCCAACGGTGAGCGCGATCTCGACCTGGACACGGTCCTCGACTCGGTGTCCTACGGCTCTGACGTCGAGGTGCTGACCGAGGCGCAGGAGTCCAGCCCAAAAGCCTGAGGCGGCAACTGCTCCCCACCCTGCCGCGGCTGACGCACTTCTACGGCCTGACCCCGGCCGACATCGACGACATGACGCCACGCGAGATCAACGAGTACCTCGAGTACCTCGCCGAGCACGACAAGGCTGAACGGGAGGCTGCACGTGGCCGGTAGCGGGCGCCGCATCGTCGTCGAGTTCATCGGGGACGCATCTTCGCTGAAGAGCAATGCGGCGTCGGGCGAGAAGGCGCTCCAGGGGTTCTCGGGGAAGGCTCAGGCCGCTGGTCGGATCGCCGGTAAGGCGCTGGCCGGCGGCCTTCTTCTTGCGGGCGCGGCAGCCATCTCGGCGACGAAGGCAGCGGCGGAGGACGAGGCGGCGCAGTCGCAGCTCGCTACCCAACTTCGCAACTCCACCGGTGCAACCGACGACCAGATCGCCACCGTCGAGAAGTACATCAGTTCCCTCTCCCTCGCCACCGGCGTGGCGGATGACGAACTGCGGCCCTCGCTCGCCAAGCTCGCCACCGCGACGGGTGACGTCGGGGAGGCGATCAACCTCCAGCGGATCGCGATGGATGTGGCGGCCGGTACGGGCAAGTCGCTGGCGCAGGTCACTGACGCGATGGTGAAGGCCCAGAACGGGTCAGTGGGTGGTCTGGGGCGGCTCGGTGTGGCGACGAAGGACGCCACCGGTGCAACCAAGTCGTTCGCCGAGATCCAGAACGACCTGGCGACCAAGTACCAGGGCGCCGCCGCGAGGGCAGCGGACACCACCGCCGGCAAGACGAAGATCATGACGGTCCAGTTCGGTGAGCTCCAGGAGCAGATCGGCGCCAAGTTGCTGCCGGTGATGGTGAAACTGTCCGAGGAGGGGCTGAAGGCCGTCAACTGGATCTCCCAGAACACCACTACAGTAGGTGTCCTCGTCGCAGCCCTCGGTGGGCTGCTCGCGGTGACGTGGGCGGTAGGTGTGGCCACCAAGGCGTTTTCGGCGATCCAGACCGTATGGGCAATCGCCACCAAGGCTGTGACCGCTGGACAGTGGCTGTTGAACGCCGCCTTGTCAGCGAACCCGATCGGCCTCGTGGTGATCGCGATCGCGGCGCTCGTGGCCGGCCTGATCATCGCCTACAAGAAGTCCGAGACGTTCCGGGCGATCGTGAACGCCGCGTTCGGCGCCATCAAGGGCGTCGTGATGGACGTGGTCGGCTGGTTCGGCAGGTGGGTGCCGCAGGTCTTCTCGGCGGTCGTCGGCGCGGTCTCCGGATACGTCAACACCTACAAGGCCGTGGTCACCGCCGCCTTCCATGTCGTGCAGTCCGTGGTGAGCGCTGTCGCTGACTTCGTGGTCGGGAGCGCGAAAAAGTATGGGCAGTTCGTCTCCGCTGTAGTGGACAAGGTCGGCGAGGTCGTCTCGTTCTTCAAGCAGTTGCCGGGGAAGATCAAGGGCTTCCTCGAGGGCCTTCCCGGCGAACTACAGACCATCGGCGTCAACATAATTATGGGACTGGTCCACGGTCTGGAGTCTGTTGGGCACAAGGTCACCGACTACGTGACATCGCTAATCAACAAGATCCCGAAGAAGATCCGGGAGCTGATGGGGATCTCCTCGCCGTCGAAGGTGACGAAGGAGCTCGGGGGCTACATCGGTGACGGTCTCGCCGATGGGATCGCCGCCAAACAGGACAAGGTCGACTCCGCAGCGAAGAAGCTGATCGACAAGCTGAAGGACCGGCTCTCGACGCTGAAGGATGCGTTCAAGTCGCTGAAGGAGTCGGTGGCGGGCGCGTTCACCGGCGACATCTTCCAGGCTGAGTCGGCGTCGGGGTTCGTGGCGAACCTGACCGCGAAGAAGGGGCAGCTTGCGCAGCTCTCGTCGGCGTTCAAGACACTGCTCGGCTGGGGTTGGAAGCCGAAGGCGCTGGCGGCGTTGTTCCAGTCCGGGAATGCCGGCCTGATCCTCGACTTGGCGGGGAACAAGGACCTGGCAACGCAGGGTGCGGGGCTCTACAACGACGTCACCGGCATGTCTGAGGCGCTGGGTGGGCAGGTCGCAGGCGGCATGTATGGCGACCAGATCGACAAGCTCCAGAGCCAGATCAAGGGCCAGGGCGGCAACGCTCGAACGGTGAACGTGACCGTGAACATGGGTGTAGTGACAGACCCGGTCGCTGCGGCGCGCGAGGTTGTGAAGGCGGTTAGGAAGCTCGAGCGCGCGGATGGCCGGCAGTTGCTGTACAGCCCCTCCTAGATCTTGAAGCGCAGACCCTTCCCGAGTCGGACGCTCGTCTTGCCGCGGCTGTTGACCGAGGTCGGCCCCGCCTTGCGCGAGACCGAGACCCCGCTCTTCGAGACGTTGGCGGTCGTGTCCTTCCCGACCTTCTTGCGCTTACTGAAGATGAACCCCATGTGCGGAGGCTAGGCCCTCGCCGTCCGCCCGTACATAGCTCGAACGGTCTAGGAAAGGCGGGCTGTGATGGCGCTGCTGGCTGGCACCCTGTACGACCCCGCCGCGGCGGTCAGCAAGTCCACGACGGCGCTGCTGGCGATGACGGCGATCGACACCACCAACCTGCGGCTCACCTTCGGGGTGCCGGTGACGGGCAAAGTCCTGGTCCGCTTGCGGGGCACGCTGCACGGCGCGACGACGTTCCCGCAGATCACGCTCGGCGTGCTTGAGGGCTCCACAGTCAAGGGCCGGGTCACCCCTGCCGGACTGGTGAACGGCAACCTCGCGGCCACCACGTTCCTGACCGTCGAGGCGCTGTTCCCTGTGACTGGGCTGACCCCGTCGGCTACGCTGGTCTGGGATGCGGCCTACGGGGTTGAGACCGTGGTGGCATCGACTGGTCTGAAATACGGCGGACCTAACGACACCACGGGTGACAATGCTTTCGGAGGGTTCGTCTTCGAGATCTGGGCGGCCTGAGTGTCCACTCTGGTCACGATCCTCGCGGCGGGCGAGCCAGCGCAACCATCGGCGCCGAGCCAGTACATGGCCAGCGCCCGCGTGGAAATCGCATTCAACGCAGGACAGCGCACAGCAGCGACGCTGCGCACCTGGACCGACGTCACTGACTATGTCGAGCTCGCCGAGGGCATCACGATCACGTGGGGCCGGCAGGACGAACGGTCGACCGCGGACGCCAACCAACTGACGCTGACCCTGGACAACTCCGACGGCCGGTTCACGTTCGGTAAGACCTCGGGTCCCTACGGGTCGGGCGTGAAGCTTGATCGCCCGATCCGGGTGATCCTCACCCCGGTCGACGGCACCGAGGCGGTCTACTTCCTCGGGTTCGTCAATGAGTGGCCGACGGAGTGGAACGGCACCGACGCCTACGCCAAGTGCACGATCACCGCGTCGTCGCGGCTCTCGCGGCTGGGCATGCAGGCAACCATCCGGTCGCTCGTGGAGACCGAGATTCTCGCCGACGATCCGATCGCCTATTACACGATGGGCGAGCCCGAGAGCGCCACGCAGGCCAATGACTCATCGGGCAGGAACGCCCTGCCTATGAAGCCGCGCGGCTCCGGTGCCCCCGTGGTATTCGGGTCGGCGACCGGCCCAGCCACGGATGGCCTGACGGCGGTGCAGATCTCCAGTGGCGGCGAGTTTCTATTCGGGTCGTCAATGGCGCCCACGGCGACAAGCCTGACCCTGGAGACAGCGTTCCTCGTGCAGACGCCACCGACAGGCACCGCGGCCACCTTGGGTGTCGTGGCGGGATTGGTCGCAGATCAGGCGGTCAGCGGCTTCATGATCGCCATGAACATCAGCGGTGCTCTGACTGTGGTGGACGCCGCACTGAACGTCATCGTCAGCGCAACGGCAGGCACATATGCCGACAATGCGACGCACGGCGCAGTGGTGACAATCTCGGGCACGACCTACACCCTGTACGTGGATGGCGCCTCGGCGGGGACTGGAACCGGCCCGGCGATATCCACATCCAACACCTACTCCATGTATCTGGGCGCATACACCGACGGGTCTTCGCCCTTGGCGGTCACGCTTGCGCACACGGCTGTGTTCAACTCGGCGCTGAGTAGTGCGCGGGTTGCCGCACATTGGGGCGCCATGACCACGGGCTACGCGGGAGAGACCACCTCTGTCCGTCTGATCCGCTACGCAAGCTATGCAGGCATCCCGTCCTCCGAGGTTTCTGCGGAGACCGGGCAGGCGACGATGGTTCACATCGACACCACCGACAAACAGGTCGTGGAGCTGATGCGGATCTGCGAGACCACCGAGGGCGGCGTCCTCCACGACGGACGCGACGGGACGCTGATGTTTCACAACCGCGCCCGCCGCTACGTCGTGTCCTCCTCGTTCACGCTGAACATGGCCGAGCAGGAGGTCGAGGCGGACTACCTGCCGAAGGCAGACCGCACTGGGCTGGCCAACAACGTCACTGTCCAGAACTCCGCGAACACGGTGACCGCTCACCGGTTCGACACGACCAGTCAGAACGACTACGGGGTGGCGACTCTCTCGATCGAGACGGCCGGCGAGGACGACGACGCACCCGCCAATCAGGCGGGCTGGAACCTGTACAAGTACAAGGACCCGAAGGAGCGTGTCCCCTCGCTGACGGTCGACGCGCTCGCCCAGGTCGGCAAGACCCCGAACTGCGCGGCCGTGCTGGCCGCCACAGTGGGCGACAAGATCACGGTCTCGAACCGGCCCTCGCAGGCGGCGACCTCGAGTGTGGACTACTTCATCGAGGGCGGCACCATCCAGATAGGTCCGGAGTCGCTGCGGGTCACGTGGAACCTGTCGCCGAGCTCACCCGAGGATCAGGTACTGGTGATCGGCGATGCGACCCGCGGCGTGATCGGAACCAACCCGGTCGCGTTCTGAGACAACGGGGCCGCCCTCAGCGCATGCGCTGGCCGAGAGCGGCCCCTGGCACCGGATCGGACCTGGGGGGCAAACCCCTCCCCAGAACGGCGCTGGTTCGCAAGCGTAGAGCTGTGACCCGACCTAGGCCAGTAGTCCGTTTGGGTCATGTGCTGTCGGTGGCTCGGAGTACACTGCTGATGACAAGACGGCCCCGTCGCAGCCGTTAAGGGGCGGCGACAGGGCCTTGGCAATCAGCTACTAGGAGCCGATCACCCATGAAGAATCTAATGCATCAGTTCGCCGCCGCGGCGGTCATGATAGCAGCCGTCTCCTTCGCGTCTCTCGCCCCCAGTGGACCGAGTTACGCCGACACGGCAGCCGCCGACTGCACCGCAGCCCAGCCGTGCCCCCCTCCGCCCGACTGCACCGCAGCCAATTCGTGTCCTCCGCCGCCGGACTGCACCGCAGCCCACCCGTGTGTCACTACCACCTCGCAGACGCCGACGCAGGCGGAGCATCACAAGCGCCACCACCATCGCCGCTGAGCCCGACCAGCCTGACCCGAAGCCCCCGCCGCATCGACGGGGGCTTCGTCATGTCCCGGCCCCACCCCATCGGAGGCGTGAGTGACCACCTTCACCGGCACCATCCCGACCATCGCGTCAGGTGACACCACCACGGTCCCGACGAACCTCGCCACCTACCGCGACGCTCTCAAGGCGCTCACCGAGGCCGAGTCGACGTGGTCACCGACCATCACCGCCGAGACGGGCACGTTCACCTCCGTCGCCGCGTCGAACTGCCGCTACCTCCAAGCCAACAAGCTGGTGATCTGGACCGCGACCATCACCATCACCACCGCCGGCACCGCTGCGGGCGCGATCCGGATGCCGCTGCCCGTCACCGCGCAGTCCGGGTGGATCTACCTCGGCAACGGCAGGGAGACGACCGCGACAGGTTCGATGCTCCAGGCGTTCCAGTTCTCCTCGACGGTGGCCAGCATCGTGCGGTACGACAACGCCACCATCATCGCGAGCGGTCGGGCGCTGACCGTCATGGGCCACTACGAGGCGGCCTGAGGCATGGCCCAGTGTCCCGAAACTGTCACTGTCCTCTCCGACGCAGGATCGACCACCGTCCAGTGCACCCTCGAGACCGGACACTCCTACCCGGCTCAGCCGCACACGTACACAGCCCTGGTCGCATTCACCAACGCCGACTGCCCCAGTTCTGTGCAGGTCACCGTCGGCAGCTCCTTCCGCACCATTGGATGTGCGAAGAAGTACGGGCACAGCGGCGCGCACCAGTACACCGTCGCATGGTGAGTGAGCCTTAAAGCGAGCGGGCCGCCGCCGGGAGAGGCGACGGCCCTGGCCACACGGATCCGACCTAACCGGAGCCGCGCGGTTGCCACACCACGATTCCGCCCGGGGGGACGGAAGCGCATGGCACACATGTGCCATTGACACACACGCGAGGGAGACGCGCATGAACCCCGGGGAGACCCACCAATGACCATCCCCGTCGTCGCGTTGGCGGCCGTGCTGGCTGTGCCACTGCTGCCGTTGGCGGCCGACGCCGACCCGCTGCTGACCATCGTCAACTACGGCGCACTGGGAATGATGCTCGTCCTGTTCGTGATCGGCCGGGTCCATTCCGACGCGGAGGTGAAGGACCTGAAGAGGCAGAACGACAAGCTGACCGATGCGCTTATGCAGGTCCAAGCGTCGCTGACCCGGCAGACGTTGCCGGCGTTGACCCGCTCGGCGCAGGTGCTGGAAGCGATCCCTGAATCCGAGGCGAGCTTGGTGGCTGAGTTGCAGCAGGCCCTGACGCGACTGGAGGGGCTCGAGCGGAAGCAGAGCGAGGGGTCGTGATCGGGCATGACCAAGGAGGCGCGTGAGGCGATCGAGCGGCAGCTTGCCGAGATCTGGGCGCTGGTGGGTGACCTGGAGGCGGTGTCGATGCGGTTGAGGCAGGCCGCGGATGCCGCGATGGAGAGCATGCCCGGCCCGACCGACCCACCCGAGATGGGGAGCCACCGATGAGCGAGAAGGATGAGCTGGCGATTGCCGCGGCGGCGCTGACTGCGAAGGTGGAGGCGCTGAGCGACCACGTCAAGGTGACGGCGCTGGAGGCGGAGCGGATCGAGCGTCAGGCGCGACGCACCCGGTATCTGTCGTGGGTAGTCGCTGCGTTGGTGGCTGTGTCGTTGGCCGGTGTGGTGATGACTTTCGTGCTGCTGTCGAAGGTGCAGGACACGTCGGAGTCGAACGAGGACAACGCTGTGACAGCGTGTGAGAACGCGAACATGTCGCGGAAGGCGAACCTCACGCTGTGGACGTTCGTCCTGGATGCGTCAGCGACGAACCCGGACCGGACTCCGCAGCAGGTGGCGTTGGCGGATGCGTTGCGGGAGTGGCTCGGGAAGCTCTATGCCCCCCACGACTGCGGCGATCTTGGGCGCGAGTACCCATTGCCGCCACCGCCGTCGATCTCTGCGACGCCCTGACTTCTCTCCGTCCTCGTCTCGCCCGTCTGATCTCCGGAGGAGACGCCATGCTGCTCACCGACCTCGCTGACGCCTGCCGCAAGTCCGGCCTGAAGGTGGTCGAGCTGAGTGGCTGGCGCACCAACTTCTCGGCTGGCGACTTCTCCCCCATCGGCGTACTCGCGCACCACACCGGGTCCTACGACGACATCGCGGACCAGCCGAGCGACCAGTCGTATGCGCAGTGGATGGCGTTCGAGGGCCGCGCTGACCTGAACCCGCCGATCTGCAACCTCGCACTGTCCGCCGAGGGCGTCGTGTATGTGTGCTCATCGGGGAACGCGAACCATGCGGGCGAGGCGAGGGCGTCGGGTCCGATGCCTGCGGCGCCGGACGGGAACGCCCTCTACGTCGGCATCGAGGCGATGAACTCCGGCACGCAGGGCTGGGGGTCGGTCGGCCGGGACGTCTCCGGTGCCGAGGTCACTCAGGGCGAGGCGTATGCCCGTCTGTGCGCGGCGCTGTGCCTGCACTACGGGTGGCCCGCCTCTCATGTGCGGGGCCACAAGGAGACCAGCGTGACCGGGAAATGGGACCCGGGCGGGCTTGACATGGACAACTTCCGGGCTGCGGTGGCGCGGTTGATGAGCGAGGAGGACATCGTGACGCCTGAGGACATCAAGGCCATCGCCGAGTACATCCTCGACGAGGAGACTGTCGACCTGAAGAAGGCGGACGGCACGGTCAAGGCGATCCCGATCCGCAACGCGATCGAGCGGATCCTGAACCCGGACGAGTCGTGAAGCCCCGCTGGCTGCTGACCGTCACCATCCCGTCCTACGTGCGGTGGGTGTGGCGGCGATGAACGACTGGCATTGGTGGGCGACAGTCGGCTCCATCGTGGGCTCGTACTGGTTCGGGCGGTGGGCTCAGTGGCGGTCATGTCGCTCGCAGGACAGGCGGCGCTCGTCATGAGCACCGCCGCCGCCCTCACTCTCGGCTTCGGTCTCGGCGTCCTCGTCGCCGCGCCACTCGTCGCGCCGCTGGGGATCTGGCTGATGGAGCGCAACGCCTCGCGGCCGTCCAAGCCCGCCGACTACTCGAAGTGGCCGCAGTGAGCATCCGCCACTACGGCCGTTTGACGTACCGCTCTAACGCCCGTCGCACCACGTCGCTCAGCGACTCGCCCTTCGCCGCCGCCTTCGCCTGAGCTGCCCGATAGACGTCCTCAGGGATGCGGAATGTCCGCTGCGGCGTCTTCGGCTGGTTGGGCACACGGCTGACGCTAGCAGGTGTCATGACACTCCGCTAGACTGGTGTCATGACACCTGAGAACTTCTGGGATTACGTCGACAGGTCTCACGGCGATGGCGTCTGCTGGCCTTGGACTGGCTCCGTTGGCACCACTGGCTACGGCTCGCTCCGCTGGCGCGGCAGGACGGACAAGCCGCACCGAGTCGCGTGGGAGCTTGCGAACGGTCGACCACCTGAGCCCGGTATGCACATCTGCCACCGCTGCGCCAATCGCCTGTGTTGCAACCCGGTCCATCTCTACGAGGGCACCCCTACGCGGAACAACCGGGACATCGTCGAGCACGGACACGCCTGGTGGCAGAACGCCACCCACTGTCGCAATGGTCATGAGTGGACGCCGGAGAACACCATTTACGGCCACTTCAGCAAGCGCCCTTGGACCAAGCGATGCCGCGAGTGTCAGGACGGCTTGAAAGCCCGAAATCGGATCAAGGCGCGCGCGCGCCGCCAGCGACAGTCAGCCCAAGGAGGTCGCGATGAAGGCCTACGGCTTCCTGAATTTAGGCAGGGACAAGAGCCCGGGTAGCACTCAAAGGGTCGACCGAGCGGCGCTGCTCAAGCTGCACGACGCGCTCCCAGAAACCAACGCCGCCGCCTTTCTGTGTGAGATAGGCGAGGGCGACGACGACGACGAGCTCGCGCTCGCGCTCGAGGTCTTCGACGGGTGGCGGCTCTACGGCCGCACCACCCACGAGCCGATCCTGTTGAGCCCCGACCAGCCGCGCGCGAAGGCTGTCGTCACATGGGTCTCCGACTCCGCCGTCAAGCACTGGTCGCCGCGCCGGTCCATCCTCGAGGTCGACCTGGCCGACGAGCCCGAGACCCTGATGGCGGTCCACTACGCGGCCGGCGTCCACACCGAAGGCGACCGCCCCGACTGGGCCAAGGGGCCACTCGCCACCAGCTGGGACAACACCCACTGGCTGCACATGCAGCGCAAGCGCCGCGCCCACCGTCGCGGCCGAAACGTCACCGAGATGATCGACGCCAACCACTACGCCCTCCGCGGGCTGGTCGGTGAGCGGACCGTCGTGCACCACCGCACCGACTACGGCCGCGCCTACCCAGCCGACGGGTACACCGCCCGGTTCCGCGCCGGGAAGACCGTCGAGGTCGGCATCGACTCCCACGGCATCCGCACCATGCACGGCACCTACCGCAAGGAGCGCTGACATGCCCCCAATCCGTCTCGTGATCCTGTTCGTCGGCCTGACCCTGCTCGGGTCGCTGGCTGGGATCATCGTCCTCGCCTCCCAGCAGCACCCGATCCCGGACGTGTTGCAGAACGTCGCCGTCGGCTCGCTGACCGGGCTGGTCGGCCTGCTCGTCCCCTCGCGGACCCCCGCCGGGGAGTAAAGACCACCGCGCCGCACAAGGCGGCCGGTTGCCCCGTGATGGGGCGTACCTCTCAGGAGGTGGGCGTGATGCCCAAGGAAACCATCCACAGCCGCTACGAAGGGCGCCTGTCTCGCGTGCTCGACAAGGACGGCAACTGGGTCGAGAACGACCCGTCGAAGGTCACCCCAGAGCCGTTCCTGACGGTCGGGTGGGGCCGCGAGTCCCAGCATGTCCAGGTCGCCACTCTCGCTGGTGGCGACTACGACGAGGTGGGCGGCAACGAGCGGCCCGGCCTCTACGTGCAACTGGATCGCGACGGGATCAACCGTCTGATCCGTCTGCTGCGCAAGGCCCGCGACACCGCCTACGGCACAGACGCCTGACCCGTCGACCGCCGGGCGTCCCTCAACCTCCGCCCGGCGGTCGGCACCAACCAAGGCCCGCTCGGGGAGGCCATCACCCAAGGAGACCCAGCATGGCCAACCCCACCGCATCCGCAACCCTCGACAAGACCTCATACGCCGTCGGCGAGCTCATGACGCTCACCGTCAACCACACCGACGCCGACCGGATGACGCTCAACGTCTCCGGCACCGTCACCGACTCCCAGGGCAACTCCGCCTCCTGGTCGGCCGACGCCAAGATCGACGCCGGGGTCGTGACCATCACCCAGACCGGCGGCAAGACCTGGACCCTGGTCTCGGCCAGCGACAACCAGTCCAAGTTCACCGCGACGGCATAGCACCATGCCCACGGTCTCAGGGACCGTGACGGACGCCTCGGGGAACACCGCCACATGGTCCGCGACATGGACTGTCACCACTCCGCCGACCTCGAGCCTCAAGGCCATCGGCATGTCGGCACCCGCATCCGAGTGGGCCAACCGGGTCGCTGAGGTCGGCGCCCAGGGCCTCAAGGCGCGCCGCATCTTTGCCGACCTCGCCCAAGGCGCCCAGCACCAGAAGTCCCTGATCGATGCGGCTGTCGGTGCCGGGATGCTGCCTGTCGTCTCCTACAAGGTGGGCACCAACTACACCGGCGCCGCCACCGGCGCCTTCGATACCGTAGCCACCCAGGCGGCCAACTTCCTCGCCTCCTACAACGTGCCCATCGCGGTCGTCGTCTGGCACGAGCCGATGAGCGACATGACCGGCGCCCAGTACGTGGCGATGCAGAACCGGCTGATGCCCAAGTTCAAAGGCGTCGGGCAGCTCAAGGTCGGGCCGATCCTCAATGGCTTCCTGCTCACCCAACCCAACCAGCAGCCGGGCCAGGGCGTCGACGAGTTCACGACCTACACCTCACCGACGCTGATGAACCTGTGGGACTTCTTCGGCATCGACACCTACCAGCCGGGGACGATCACCAACCCCGGTTCGGTGATGCCCGCCGAGCGGGTCACGCGGCTGTTGCAGTGGCTGGCCGAGCAGGGGAAGCCGAACATGCCCATCGGCGTCGGCGAGTACAACGGCTTCTCGTCCGCCGCGATCTCGGGGATGGGCGACATCCTGCTCGGCACCCCGAACACGTGGTTCGGCTGCGTCTGGAACGTCGACGAGGCGCGGGCGGGGATCCTGACCGGCGACCGACTGACGGCATACAAGACGACCAAGGCTGATCCTCGAGCCCAACAGTAGGAGGACCACGTGGCGGTCGCCTTCGGGTCCATCGGAAGCAGGGTCGACGGCACCACCACCTGTGCACCCGCCTACCCAACCGGTGTCACTGCTGGGCATCTCGCGGTCGCCGGTCGCGTCGGCTGGACCGACCCCAACACCACCTTCGCCGCCGAGACCGGATGGACCCAGCAGGGCACCCAAGGCGGCGGCACCGGCTCATCGGTCGACGCCCACACCACCGACCTGAGCGTCGACACCCGCGAGCTCGACGGCTCCGAGACCGGGTCGGTCACCTTCGACAACGGCTCCCCCGGCGGATCCATCGGTGTGATCGCCCGCTACTCCAAGGACGCCAGCGAGACCTGGGATCTAGTCTTCGCCTCCGGCACCGACGACACCCATGGCGCGGACAGGTCGGTCACCGCCTCCGGGTCGATCGACCTGGCCCCCGGTGACGTCGTGGTGGCGGTTGTGGCCACCGACACCGACACGTCGCTGACCATCACCTCCCCCGCGATCACCGCGTCTGGGATCACGTTCGGCACCACCACCCGCCGCACCTCCACCGCTGCCGGGTCCACGAACGGCGTGGACGGCAACGTCGAGATCTTCGACGCCACCGTCTCCTCCGGATCCGGGACCGCCGCCCCGGCGCTCGCGTTCACCACCGCCACCTCCCAGTGCGGCCCCGTCGGGTTCGTCCGGCTGCGGGGCGTCGTCTCGACCCCCCTGCTGCCCATCATCGTCCAACCACCCAGGAGGCCCTGAGAATGACCACATATGTCGCCGGTGGGTTGACCACGGCGGGGTCGACCACCCTGCCCGTCGTCGCCCTCGTCGGGTCCGCCAGCGTCCGGGCATCCATCCGCGAGATCGGCGTGTTCAACACCACCTCCACCGCCGTCGCGCTCAAGCTGTGCCGGCTCACCACCGCAGGCACTCCCGGCTCCACGTTGACCGCCGACAAGCTGGACCCAGCCGACGCGGTCAGCAATGTGGCGCTGCTGAAGAACACCTACTCCTCGACCGCCCCGACCACCTCCGACCTGGGGTTCCGCTGTGTCCTCGGTGCTGCGGTCGGGTCCGGGTTCGTGTGGACCTTCGAGCAGGACGAGCTGTGCACGCTGGTCGCCGCCAACGCGGGCATCGGGATCCTCGTGGAGAACGGCACCGGCCAGGCGCTACAGGTCTACGTGAAGTGGACGGAGTGAGATGAGCAACCCCGACAAGGCCCTGGCCACCGACACCGCACACATAGGAGCCCGCATGGACGCCGTCGACTCGATCCGCTGGAGCCCGGTCGCCACCGTCGAGAAGTACGACGACGACCAGACCGCCTGGGTCGCCAACAGGCTCGGCATCCTCACCCCGCTCGGGGCGCACTTCGAGGCGGCCGGCGTGAAGCCCTACGAGACGCTCGTAGCGGCTGGCAACCTGCTCACCACCGCTGGCCTGAACCGGCTGACCAGCCTCATGATCGCAGGCGGCGGGCAGGGTGCGACCAACACCGCGACCAGGCTCGGCGTCGGCAACTCCACCACCGCCGCCGCCGTGGGGCAGACCGACCTCCAGGCGTCGGCGGGCTCGGCGAACCGGTGGTTCCAGGTCATGGACGCCACCTACCCGCAGCAGTCCAACGGGGTCCTGACGTTCAAATCCACATTCGCCACCGGCGACGGCAACTTCGTGTGGAACGAGTGGTGCGTCGACATCGGCACCCCCACCGTCACGAGCGGCAACACGGTGAACGCGAACATGCTCAACCGCGCCGTCCAGTCGCTCGGTACCAAGGTCAGTGGCTCGTGGGTCCTGACCGCCACGATCACGATCAGCTAGGGACCACCTTGACCGCTAGCTGAGAGGGCGGCAACCAATGTCGAACCTCATCCGCTACGGCGTACCGCGGTGGAGGACGCCCGCCGGTGGGCGGCACTCGTTCCCCGTCGCGGTCGCAGTCACCAACGGCTCCACACCGATCTCTGCGTCGGACACCGCCTCAGGCGTCGACACAGCCGCAGTGGCGGTCGCTGTATCGGCTACCGACACCGGCGCGGGCGCCGATACCGCCACGCTGGCCACGGCCCTCACAGCGGCCGACACGGGCTCCGGTGCGGATATCGCAACGCTCGCCGCCTCGAGCACCGCCAGCGACACCGGTACGGGAACCGACACCGCCACCTCGGCAGCCTCCCAGACCGGCTCAGACACCGGCTCGGGCGCCAACACGGCGAGTCTGACCGCCAACCTGACCGCCACCGACACCGCCACAGGGGTCGACTTCGCCAGCGTCGACACCGGCGCCACCCAGGTCTCAGGCACAGACACCGGGATCGGGGCAGACACCGCATCGGTCGCCACGTCACTCACAGCGGCGGACATTGGAGCCGGGGCCAGCAGCGCGAGCCTGGCAACGAGCCCCACAGTCGCCGACACGGCGACCGGCGTGGACAGCGCCTCGGTCATGGTGCTGCTCACCACCACCGATGTCGCCACCACGGCCAACCTCGCTGCCCTCGCGGCCACCATCGCAGCAGCCGACCTCGCTGCGGCTATGGACGCGGCGGTCGCCACGCCGCCCTCGGTCGCCGACCCCAATCCGGTCGCCGTCACCTCCTACGAGCAGGCCACGGCAACCGTCTACGAGTCCGCGACCGCAACCGCGATCGAACAGGCCACCGCCACCTCCTACGAGCTCGCCACTGCTACCGCCACCGAGGAGACCTGATGACCGGCCCAGTGAAGGTCTACCGAGGCGCCGAACGCCCCGCCCTCCAGTTCTGGCTCCGCGACACCGCCAAGAACCTCATCGACTTCTCGACCGGTTACACGTTCAGCTTCAAGATCGGCTACCCCGGTCAGGCTGCGCTGCTCACCAAGACCAGCGGCATCGTCGGCGCCGCCGGCTCTGG